AGAACGAATGCTTTTGCAGAGTATAAACAATGGGTAAGCAAGCGCGGAAAGGATGTGGGCGGCAAAAGATACCGGCTCACGAACCGACAAATTTACCTGGCCGTAAAGAAATATGTTGCCGAACAGGAGCAAGAAGGTACGGATTATCAGTATTGGAAAAATTTCGATACGTTGATGGGACGGCAATTGCTTGATTACGTGGTGGAGGATGAAGGATGAGCAATAATTTAGCAGAAAGAAGTATCATAGGCTCTCTTCTGATGGATGCATCCTGTATTGACCGGATAAGCACGATTGTTGAGCCATATATGTTTCAGAATGAATTGCTGGGCAGCATATATGCGGAATTCCTAAAGGGATATGAAAACAATTACAGCGTTACAATGGTTACTCTTGTTCAGAAACTGGAAAGCGATTCGTATACTCAAGAAATCTTGATGAAGTTGTTCTATGAGTGCACAGACGAGGTTGTAACTACTGCTACGGTGGAGGCAAGCGCAATGGCTTTGCTGAATGAATACAAGACCCGTAGAGCGAACAAAATCCTAAATTCGATTAAATTGTCGCCCGCAGAGATAAACGAGCAAATCGGGGCAATTCTGAACGAATTAGGAGCACTTAACGAGAATCGCAAGACCACGATTGCGGCATTACCGGAAATCGTGGGCAGGTATAAAGGGCAGTATTTTACCGACACCGGGAAACCTAAGAATTACTTAGGCTTTGACAAGCTCGATGATATTGTCGGAGGGCTTGAAGGTGGAGATATTATCATCGTCGGAGCAAGACCTTCCGTCGGAAAATCCGCATTTGCTACTCAGATTGCGGAAAATTTGGCGAGTGCAGGTAAGAAGGTAGGGTATTACAACCTCGAAATGTCAAATAAGCAGATGTATGAGCGTTTTGTGGTGGCAAAAAGCGGAATTGGACTTACTCGATTAAAGAGAGCAAAACAATTCCTGGGCGATGAAAGAGAACGATTCGAGAGAGCAAATGCGGAATTGGAAAAGCAAGACGGCGTATTTATTGCCGAAGGTAGTAAAACAGTATCTGAAATCCGGAGCGAAAGCCGTCATATGGGATATGACGTTTTGGTTATCGACTATCTGCAGCTTATCCGTTCAGATTCCGGGTACAAGGGCAATCGATATGCGGAAGTCGGTGCAATATCCAGAGCGATTAAAGCGTTGGCGATGGAGTTAGGCATACCGGTCGTTCTTCTTTCGCAGCTGAACAGAGTTTCCGAAATGCGGGATGCCAAGGAACCTTCCATGGCCGAACTTCGAGAGAGCGGAGATATTGAGCAGGACGCAAGTGTAATTATTCTCCTGTGGAACATAACCGAAGATAAGTCGAAGAAAGGCTGTAAGGTCGAGAAGAACCGGCAGGGCAAGCTCGGGAAGGTAGTTATGGACTTCAACGGAGATTTGATGAAGTTTATCGAAACTGATGAAACAATTAAGCAGGCTAGTGGCTGGAAAAAGGCGGATGAAGAAAGCACGCCGTTTGATTAGGAGGATCCATGCAAAGGAAATTTGAAAAAGGCTCGGAAGAATGGCAGATGTTCACGGATTTCTGGAAACTGTGTCAAGAGATATGGGAGCCAGAGCATCCAGATGAATATTGGCTTGAAGCAAGAAAAAAGATTGATACTTTCAGAGAGAAATACAAAACAATTAGCCTTTCCAGCAAACTTGCCATGGCAATTTTAAAAGACATCGATGAGAGATACCGAATGAAAAACTAATTACGAAAAGAAAGTGAGAATTGAAGCGAATCATGCAAGAAAAATTAAGTTTTTTGGATGAAATCGATATTAAAGAAACAACCCCGGATGAAGGTCTCGCTGAATGGAAAAAGCGAAAGAGTGAAGCAAGAGCCCGAATGGTGGCAATGCAAAATCTGCCTTATGAAGTGAAGAAAAAGAGGTCAGAGCAGCGAGCGATAGAATTCATGGAGAAAATGGACGAGTTTGGGACAAATGCCCATGTCTCCGTTGGCGGCCTTGATAGCATCACTTTATATATTTTTCTGAAATCCATCGGAATAAATGTTCCGGCAATATCTGTATCGGGTTTGGAGGACAAAAGCATCCAAAAAGTGCATAGAGCTCTCGGAATTACAGTATTAAAATCTTATAAATCAAAGGTTCAGGTGTTAAACGAACTCGGTTTTCCCGTTATATCGAAACGCATAGCGGGCAAGATTGACTTGTTGCAGAATCCAAGTGAAAAGAATAAAACTGTAAGACATGCCATTATTACGGGAGAATGCGGAGAACTTGGACATTTTCAAAAAAATAGCAGAATGAAACTTCCGCAAAAGTGGCTCAAAAAATTCGGAGGATGGGACGAGGAAGGTAGGGCTCAAGGTTATTCGCATCCAGATTTTAAAGTGTCAAATGATTGTTGCTATTGGTTAAAAGAAAAGCCTTGCGATGATTGGGCGAAAGAACATAACAGCTTTCCTTTCCTTGGAATGATGGCATCTGAAGGTGGACAGAGAGAAGAAGCATTAACAGACCATGGCTGCAATTATTACGGAAAGACGGTTATGCGGTCAGCTCCGTTTGCTCCATATCTGAGAAATGACATTTTAAAGATGGCACAGGAAATGGACCGTTGGTACCGGGAGCATATGGAAGTATTTGCAAGGGAGTATTACGAGCAACCATATAGCCGAGATGCAAACGGAAACATTATTCCTTATGAGCCAGTAGATTCCATTATTCCGGAGATTTATGGTCGAATTGAAATGGACGAAGCTGGTAATCTCAGAACCACCGGAGCGCAAAGAACCGGATGCTCAATGTGCGGTTTTGGAATTCACATGGAAGAGCGTCCGCACAGATTTGACCGATTACGAGAGCGTAACGAATCCGAATGGGAGTTTTACATGTACCGTTGTTGCACTAATCCAGAGACCGGAGAAAAATATGGCTGGGGCAAAGTTCTTGATTACATCGGCGTTCCATGGGAGGATATTCCGGCGGAACAGCTGATGCTACCATTGGAGATGATGAAAACATGAAAATAGGGCTTATTGATGTAGACGGGCATAATTATCCGAATCTTCCATTGATGAAATTGTCTGCTTGGCATAAGCAGCAAGGGGATTCTGTCGAATGGTACAGTCCGATGTTTTCGGGACATTGCGATAAGGTCTATATGTCCAAAGTATTTAGCTTTACGCCGGATTATCCGTATTTTATCGATGCAGATAAAATTATTAAAGGCGGCAGCGGCTATTGCATAGAACTGGTGGACGGAAAAGAAGTTTATCACAGAAAAAGAGATATGCAGTTGCCGCCGGAAGTAGAACATATTTATCCGGATTATTCATTATATCCGGAGCTTACGAAAGATACAGCATACGGCTTTATGAGCCGAGGTTGCCCGCGTGGTTGCGAGTTTTGCCATGTCGCCGCAAAGGAAGGTCAACATGCGTACAAAACAGCTGATTTGAGCGAATTTTGGAACGGACAGAAGAACATTGTACTGTGCGACCCCAATACTCTTGCTTGTACGGAATGGAGAGATATTCTGCAGCAGCTAATCGATAGCGGTGCTTATGTGGATTTTAATCAAGGTTTGGATATCCGGTTAATGACGGAAGAAAAAGCACAGATGATAAAGAGAATAAAGATAAAAACGGTTCATTTCGCCTGGGATAATTACGAAGATAGGCATTTAATTGTGCCGAAGCTGAAAATGTTTAAGGAAATCACAGGCTGGGACAGAAGAAAAATGACGGTTTACATGCTTACGAATTTCAATACCACTTTCGACCAGGATCTGCAGAGAGTTTACGAGATTAGAGATTTAGGGTATTGGCCGGACGTGAGGATATACAACAAAACATCACTTCCTAAAGGGCATGATTTATTACGCTTGCAAAGATGGTGCAATTTTAGAGCGATATTCGAAACAATTAAAAATTTTGATGATTATAAGTAACGGAAGGAGTATGAGGTTTGCTGGCCAGCATAAAGAGCTCTTTACTCCAAAAACAAAATGAATTATTTGGAATTTCTGAAAAGCAAGATTGAAATTGCCAAAGATAGCGGCTTTGAAGTTGAACCATCCAAGGTCAACAAAGCCCTTAAACCACACCAGAAAGATGCTGTCATTTGGGCATTGCGAGGCGGAAGGAGAGCACTGTTTGAATCCTTTGGTTTAGGAAAAACCGTGCAGGAAATCGAATTCTGTCATTTGGCGGCAGAACATGAGAATGGACGAGCCTTAATAGTGCTCCCGCTCGGAGTAAAGCAGGAGTTTACACGAGATGCGGTTGAACTTCTAGGCTATGAAAAGCCGGAATACTGCCGCACCATGCAGGAAGTAGAAGCATCGAAAAGTCAGATTGTTCTTACAAATTACGAAAGAGTGAGAGATGGCGATATCCGGCCGGATTATTTCTGCGCAACTTCACTTGATGAAGCAAGCGTACTCCGGAGCTTTGGAAGCAAAACCTACCAGACATTCCTTGATAAGTTCAAGAACGTTCCGTATAAGTTGGTTGCCACAGCGACACCTTCTCCAAACAAATATAAAGAATTGATTCATTATGCTGGGTACCTGGAAGTTATGGATACCGGTCAGGCACTTACAAGATTTTTTCAGAGAGACAGCACGAAAGCAAATAATCTTACCCTGTATCCGAACATGGAGGATGAGTTCTGGTTATGGGTAAGTAGCTGGGCGTTGTTTATTACAAAACCATCTGATCTGAATCCTGAATATTCGGATGCCGGATACGTTTTGCCGCCCTTGCAGGTAAATTGGCACGAGATACCGGTTCACTATGGCGATACCGCCAACAAGGACGGACAAGTGCAGTTATTTACAGAAGCAGCGGCAGGACTTAAAGAAGCGGCGGAGGTAAAAAGAGAAAGCATTGACATAAGAGTGCAGAAGATGAAAGAAATCGTAGATTCTGCCCCGGGCGACAACTTTATTTTGTGGCACGATTTAGAGAGTGAGCGACACGCCATCAAAAAGGCATTGCCTGCGGTTGTGGACATTTTCGGCTCTCAGGATTACGACATCAGAGAGCAGCGAGTGATTGACTTCTCAGAGGGCAAGACAAGGCTGTTTGCTACAAAAAAAGAATTGTCCGGCTCCGGATGTAATTTTCAGAAGCATTGCCACCGAGAGATATTCCTTGGCGTTGACTACGAATTTAACGATTTCATTCAAGCCGTGCACCGGTGCTACAGATTCCTACAAAGCGAGGTCGTAACAGTAGATATTCTTTACATGGAAAATGAGCGTCAAATCAAAGATGCGCTGCTTGAAAAATGGAAGAATCACAATCATATGGTGGAAAAGATGATAGAGATTGTGAGGAAATACGGTTTAAATTCTGCAAACAAGGCAGAGCGATTAGGGAGGAAATTAGGCGTGGAAGGAAGCAGAGAAGAAAGAACGGTAAAGGGAAGTAATTATACTGCCGTTTACGGAGATTGCGTTGAGGAAACAAAGGCAATGGAGAGCAATAGCGTTGACCTTATTCACACGTCTATCCCGTTTGGCAATCACTACGAATATTCAGCAAATTATAACGACTTTGGACACAATCAGAATACGGAAAGATTCTTTGAACAGATGGATTTTCTTACTCCGGAGCTTTTGAGAGTTCTTAGACCTGGCAGAGTTGCGGCAATCCATGTAAAGGATAGAGTATTGTTCGGAAATGCAACAGGAACCGGCATGCCGACGGTTGAGCCGTTCCATGCGGAATGCATCAGTCATTATATGAAACACGGATTCCAGTATTTTGGAATGATTACAGTTGTAACAGATGTTGTAAGAGAAAATAACCAGACATACCGGCTCGGATGGACAGAGCAATGCAAGGACGGCTCCAAAATGGGCGTTGGATGTCCTGAATACATTTTGTTATTCAGAAAGTTGCCTACTGACCGCTCGACAGCATATGCCGATGTACCGGTAACAAAGACGAAAGATGAATATACGAGAGCACAATGGCAGATTGACGCTCACGGATATTGGAGAAGTTCCGGGGACCGATTATTAAGCAAGGAAGAGCTGCAGGATGTGGCAGTGGATAATTTGCAGGCGGTTTATCGGAAATTCAGCAGAGAGAGTGTTTACAGCTATGAGGAGCACGTAGAACTTGCAAAGAAGCTCGATGAGAACGGAAAGCTCCCGGCGACATTTATGGTTGTTGCTCCTGGCTCATGGAACCAGTTAGAGGTATGGGATGATATTAACCGCATGCGTACTCTGAATACCACTCAGAGTAAACGTAAGGCGCAAATGCACGTATGTCCGCTTCAGTTGGATATCGTTGAAAGAATTATCAACAGATATAGCAATCCTGGCGATTTGGTGTATGACCCGTTTGGCGGCATTATGACGGTTCCAATGTCAGCGGTAAAAATGAAGCGCAAGGGTTATGCATGTGAACTTAATCCGGATTATTTCCGTGATGGTGTTGGGTACCTGCAGGCTGCAGAGGATGAAATAGGTGCGCCGACATTATTCGATTTTATGTAGGTGCTGCATGATTTCGCTATGGAGGAACGTTCCTGGGTATGATGGCAAATATCAGCTTGATACAGAAGGGAATGTTCGCAGGGTGTATCCGTCCGGGAAAACTCGGAAACTGACACCGTATCACAAGAAAATGAGCGGTAGTCAGAGATTAGTCGTGAAACTTACAAAGAACGGCAAGAGCAAAGAGGAGATTCTTGTTCAGATTATGGCAAGAACTTTCCTCGGCCCTGCGCCGAAGGGATGTGTTGCGTACCATTTAAACGGATGCCAAACAGAGAATCATATTCAGAATATCGCATACATAAGCCGGCGGGAACTCGGAAAATTAACAGGAGCAAAGTCAAAACGAAAAGCCGTTGCAAAAATTAACAGCGACGGCGAAGTTGTGGAAGTATATCCATCTGCAAGAGAATGCGCAAGAAAGAATTTCATGAGCTATCAGACCGTTATAGACCGATGCAACAGGAAATGCAAGAGCGCATTTGCACCAGATGGATACGCTTACGCCTGGGAGGATTCTGAGGTCAGTATGCGGCATGCGATACGAAAGATAGAGTTAGCTGCCGGGTATATGCCAAAGGCGCAAAATATCGAATTTGAATTTTAGGAGAGCAACATAATGATAAATGGAGAACTGATTGTTGATAATTTCGCCGGTGGCGGCGGGGCAAGTACTGGAATTGAACTTGCGACCGGTTATAGCGTAGATATTGCGATAAATCATGACCCGGAAGCAATAAAGATGCATAAAGCAAATCATCCGAATACAAAGCATTATTGCGAAGATGTGTGGCAGGTGGATCCTGTAGAAGCATGTGCCGGTAAGCCGGTGGCTTTGGCGTGGTTTAGTCCAGATTGCAAGCATTTCAGCAAAGCAAAAGGCGGAAAGCCGAAAGATAAGTTTATTCGCGGTCTCGCATGGGTGGCTTGCAGATGGGCGGGCCTCGTAAGACCAAGAGTTATCATGCTCGAAAATGTAGAAGAATTTAAAACATGGGGACCGTTGAACCGGAGCCATCGACCGATTAAGGCAAAGCAGGGCGTTACGTTCCGAAAGTTTATCGGACAGTTAGAGGATTTGGGATACGAAGTCGAATACCGGGAGCTTGTTGCAGCTGATTACGGTGCGCCAACAATGAGAAAAAGATTTTTCCTGATTGCGAGATGTGACGGCAATCCTATTGTCTGGCCGGAGCCTACACACGGACCTGCAGATAGCATCCAGGTAAAATCAGGACTGTTAAAACCTTATCTTGGAGCATATACGCAGTTGGATTTCTCGCTTCCGTGTCCAAGCATATTTGATACCGCAGAGGAAATCAAAGAGAAATATGGAATACAGGCAAAGCGTCCGCTTGCACCGAAGACTATGGAACGTATTGCAAGAGGATTGAAGAAGTTTGTTATTGATAATGCAGAGCCGTTTATAGTGCAAGTCAATCATAACGG